CACTACCATATTCTACAACAACTATATTATGCAATGCAAAAACAATCTGTTCAATCAACCAGTAGCCGAGTCCGTAAAGGACCCCTATGTGCTACTAAAACCCGATCCGACTTGGAAACGACAAGTGGATCAGATCCTAGCCCAGTTAATAATGGAGATACAAGAGGAGGAGAAAGAAGAGATGACAGGGGTATTATTGCCAAACAGATCATCAAGAAACCCCCATACTCCTTCTCTAGGGGACAATTGTGTTATTTTGAAACACCCTACATTGTTGGGGAAGAGGGAAAAAGTGCTTGGAAGAAATTCCTCCCCACCCTTGCAAAAATTAATGAAGGAAAATCCAAAATGAATTGGCAAGAGTATGTTCCGCATCTACATCCCAATGGTGCAATAGCAAGAGCTTTATTTAATGCTTGGGCAGTTTTTTGGTATGCCAAAGGGAAGAAGATTTTAGATGTAGGAGCATCATTAGTTCGAACAGCATCATGGGTTGATCAAGATGGTGCCCCTTTAATAAATCGAGTGAAAAGTATGAGCCCAATGTTAGATTCTCGTGATGTCATGCGTTATCGTGATCATAAAGACATCATTGATCAATTGAAATTGGGTCAAGATTATTGTCGATGTAAAGGTGGTGAGAAGAAGAATGATTGCCCAGTCTGCTCGAAGCCTTATGAAGTTACATTGTCGGTGGATTCAATATATTATCCAGGTGTTTTTGAAGAACAAATGTGGCACGCAACTCAGACGGATGGTTATGCCATTGCCATTTTTAATGACTATCATGATGCTTTAATTAAGCATGGTTCTGTTGGTTCTTGTTTGGACCAGGAATCAAAATATGTAATTAATGGTAATCGAGTAACATCAATAGTCAAAGGCAACATGGCGCCTTATGAGCATGGTTTTATCGCAACTCATGGTTTGGATTATTGGCAAGTACCTCATATGGTAAAGAACTTGCCGAATAACCAACCTAATGAATTTGTGCATGTTTTGATGTCCGTGCTACAACGGTTTAATAATAAAGATGTCCCTTATGTTATGGTTAAAATGACACCAATCAAACAGTCGCTATTAGACACCCTAGATTCAAAAGAATTGTGTATTAATGGGGTGCCTGAATCTATGGGATTGTTCTATACCAATCGTAATGAGAAATTTAGCATCCCTCAACATATACATGATACCCAAACTGGAGCTCATTATGTTGATTTTGATGTTCCTAATAAATTAGATGATGCTAGATTAAAACGGATGTTGGATAGAAATTCCAGTATTGATGAAGTTATAGACTTGTCTGATGGTGGTCTCCATTTTGTAGAAACCCACTTTAACACTGAATTAGAGGTTGGCGGTCGGTATTTAGATTTTGCCAATCGGAAAGAGGAGTTACTTTCATATTTAGATTGTTTTGTGAAAGCAATCACTGGTTCTGAAACCATATATATGAAGAAAGTTTGTGACCAGTTGTATTTAAGTATGGAATTACGACAAGGGTCATTGAGCTCATTTGGTTTCAAGAAAGTGGTTAGTACGTATAGTGCTCCTTTAGTGTTAGTCCTTGAGTGTTATAGCGCAATAGGTACCAAGAAAGAATTGAAATCAGTAGAATTTGCCATCACCCAAGTGCAGAAGAAGATAAGTGAAGCAAACCACGGATTCACTTGTGATGTTTATGAGGCGATGGCAATAGCATGGGTAATAAGACTTCAACAATTGAAACGATTGAGTGAAGTCCCCAAGATGATAAAATGCGCTAATTAAGAAGAAGAATGTGGCCTCGTAACGGAGGTCACGAAGGGTCAGGGAGGACCCTTTTATGGGCTGCCATCAACATGTGTACTCCAGCCGCAGCGATTGAGCTACGAAAGTGTTGGCTCATATGATCCTCATTTTAAACTGCGAGGTGAGTATGCTGTTGATGATTTGCAGCAGCTCCCATGCACTAAGGACAGTGGGCATTGTGGTGCTAGGCAAATATTCCCATTATTAAAGCATCCAAATTGGCGAACACCAACTGTTAAACATTCTTGTCCTAGAGTGATTATGGCTGCTTCTATCCGTGCTGTTAGCAATAAGGTAGAGCCAGATCCTAAAATGTTTGAGCAGTTTAGTGAATGGTGTGAAAAATTTTATTTCCCAGAAATATTAAGTTGTTTTGATCATGAATTGTGTGTAGTTGATTTCTCTTCTTGGTTGAATGATGGACGTTATACCATACCTTATAGGAAGCAGATAGATAATGGTATGAAATGGGAAAATCGAAATGCAGATCCAACATTCCCATTGAAGAGTTTTCCTAAAATTGAGATGCAACATACTACAGTAGTTCATGAATTAAAACAAACAATTTTAAATGATAGTAAGGAGAGGGAAATATGTGGTCCTTCAGCAGAACATAAAGGCATTGTTAATGCTTTTTGTAATAAACTAGAAGAAATATTTGATCGATATTTGAAAGGTTTCTGCTGTAGGAAAAATTGGATGCAGATCTGTGAGAGCATTGAGAAGTTTAGAGAGGTTATCGTGGACGGTATCGATGGGGCTGGGGATCAAAGTATGTTTGATACCTCCCAAAAATCACAATTCAACCTACTAATGAATAGGTTGATTAAGAAAATTCTAGAGCATCCTAATGTGATTATAAATCAACCATTGACTCCAGAAGACATAATGGAAGGTTTTGATAAATCTGTCTTCTTGAGAGTTATGGCTGACTTTGGTAAGATACTGTACAATAAAGATAACCGAGCCTCGGGCCATGGATGGACGATGTTGTTAAATTCCATTCTTAATTTGGGTTACTGGAAGTTTACTTATTATTTGGCAAATATTAAGCAGTATTGGGTAACTATTAAGAGTGATGATTCATTGTTTGGTCATTCTCGTGCTGATCATGAAAGATTTTTAGCTGCAGTTGATAAGGTATTTACTAGATCTAAAGAACCTCAAGTACATGGTTTAGGTCAAATTTGTAAGCGGCTAGATTTTGGGGATATTACTGATCTGGAATTTTTGTCGAACCACTTTTTCTGGACTGAGAAGGGAAGATTAAGAATGACTCGAATACCAGAACGTATTATACAAACATTGAGTTGGACTACCAATATACCCTCCAATTTGAAAGGTGATGAGTTGTTATTGTGTAGACGTAATTTGTGTTTTAGTAAAGGTATGTCGATGTTAGCCTGGGGAACAGGCTTACCTATATGGCAAGTTTTAGGTGAGAAGATGGTAGAGTTAGGTGTTAATGGTAAATACACTGATTTTTGCCAATATAGGGATAAATCCAGAAAGTGGCAACCACGTGATGATAAGGATGCATATTTGATCTACCTTAGTAAATTTGGTATTAATTCTGGAATGGTAGAGTCAATAGAGTCACGAATTAAGAAGATTAAGGAAATATCGGGAGTGGTTGAAATACCTGAGTTTGAATTATTTTACTCAGAGTAGTGCTACCAGAGGC